CCCTGCGGGCCGCCTTACCGCACATACTTTCCCCCTTATTTTACCCCAAATCCGCCTCCTTTGCAACGACCGTTTGTTGCGGCGGTCCGGCAGCCATGATAAAATAAAATAGGAAACAAAAATAGCGTCTTAGACCGGACAGCTTTGCCAAATGCGGAAAAACACGGCATTTCTCGCTTTGTGTCGTGTTAATCTCACCCACCCGGCGCTATACTCAGGGCGAAAGGAGGCCCCCGCATGGATCAAATCAGGATCGGAGCGTTTCTCAAAGCGCTCCGTAAGGAAAAGGGATTGACGCAGGAGCAGCTGGCCGAAAAGCTTGCGGTTTCCGGCCGGACAGTCTCCCGCTGGGAAACCGGCAGCAATATGCCCGATATCGGTATGCTGGTCGTGCTCGCCGATTTTTATGGCGTCAGCATCCCGGAGCTTATCAATGGAGAAAGGAAAAGCGAGAATATGAATCAGGAAACAAGAGATACCGCCATCGCCATGGCGGAATATAGCCAGGTCACAGCAAAAAGCAGCAGGCGGAAAGTCATTGGCATTCTGTTTATAACATTTGGACTGTTTATCATCATATCGGCCCTATCCATCTTTCCCAGCGAGAGCAGCTGGGGAAGCATCTACGCCACGCTGGGCAGCATTATTCTCATCGCCGGCATCTATCTTATCATCCGCCAGCTGGTCGCAAAGCGCGCTGTGCGCTTAAGTCTTGTCTTTGGCTGCGCCGTGCTGCTGTTCGGCGCCTTTACCCTGTCCGACTATATCGCCGTTACGCAGTTCCATCAGGTGCCGCGCTTCAGCTACGAAACAGTTTACGATTCCCGCCTCCCGGATCAACTGGTGCACAAAACCCTGTTCTTCACCGTCGTCCAGCAGAATCCTGGCACCCCGCAGGAGCGGATCTATATCGCAAAATAAGGCCCCGTAAATAGGGACAGTCCCTACCTATGCCCTCTCCGCGGCTCCCTGCGGCCGCCTCCTTCCCCCCGCGAACTTTCCCGCCCCGATGGGCCGAAACCTTCAGCCTGCCGGCTAATCTCGCTTTTGGCGTCTCGCAGAAACCAAAGCCCCCTTTGTGTAAAGGGAGGCGGCGCGAAGCGCCGGAGGGATCGTTTTGGGACAGGCTGCAATTATTTCAAAATGACGGGTCGGTCACAGCTCCTCCTACCCAAGGGAGCCTCAGGGAGCCTTTTAGAATCTGCCATAACAGACTTTTTCAATACGCAAAAACCCCCGGCCATTGGACCGGGGGTTTACTCGCACTGTGGCTGCCCTGTGGAGAGGGGCAGGGAGGAAGGTCTTAGTCCTTCTTCAGGGAAATGGCGGCGGCGGAAACGCCGGTGATAACCACCAGAGCGGCCGCTACGCCTACGATGTCATTGGCACCGGTGGCAGGATTCTGGCTGCCGCCATTGCTGTTGGAGCCATTGGAGCCGCTGTTGCCGCTATTGCTGGTGGTGGTCGCGGTCAGTGCCTTATCGGTCACGATGACCGGGCCGGTCAGGGTGCCGCCAAAGCTCAGCAGACCAGTGCCCTCATTAAACTTGGCGCTCAGGCTCTGCAGGGAGCCGTCCTCGCGTACCATGTAGGCATTGTAGCCCTTGGCCATGCCGTCCACGGTGATCTCCGCCGGGCGGTTGATGATGACCTGCTCAGCGCCGTAGCCGTAGGAAGCCTTGATGGAAGCGCCGGCCTTGGTTAGGTTGTCGTTCAGCGCCTTCTGGGCGGCGGGGGAAAGGGTGGTGTAATTCACGGTGCCAAAGTAGATCTTGTCGCCGGCCTTCAGCGGGACAGAAACAGTGACCTTGCCGCCGTTATCCTCGGTGACGGACTGGTTCCAGCTGCCGCTGGTGATGTACTGGCCATCTACGGTGGCGGCCTTTACAGTATACAGGATCTTACCGGTCTTATCCATGTTGGCGACATTCAGTCCGCCCGCGCCAAATACGGCGTCGGCCTCATCAGCCTTGCGGCCGTAGTCGAAGCACATGGCCAGGATGTGGTCCTCGCTCTTGGCGTTCATGGGGCAGAAGTTGTCGCCCGGCTCCTTGGCGGAGAAGCTCGCCAGCTCATCAAAGCTGGTAACATAGGTATAGTTGGTCACGCCGTTTACATCCTTCACATAGCTCACATTCAGCGCCGGAGCGGAAACACCGTAAACGGTGACCTTTACGCCGGAAATGATGATATCGGCATTGTTATCCAGTACAGAGGTCTCATTGGCCTTGGTGGTCACCACATACTTGTAGGTGGTCTCATCGGTCCGTACCCAGCCCTGGCTGGCGATGAGATCGCTGCCTACGGGGACGGTCAGGGTAACGGTATTCTTCTTGGGGTCAAAGCTGCCGTTGGTCTTGCCCCAGTTCTGGTCGGTCAGGCCCAGCTCTTCCTGGGTGAATACGATAGACTGTCCGGGCACGATGGACTGCATGTAGGTGTTATCGGCCGCGGAGGTGCCGCCGGGGTAGCCAGTCTGGTTCCCGGTGGAAACCGCAAACGCCATGGTGCACACCATCAGCACAGCCAGTGCCAGTGCAAATGCTTTTTTCATGGGTTACTCTCCTTTGGGTAAAAATCATTTTGGTTTGTGAAGACCCGGCGGCATGCTCCACATCTGTCCGCCCGGCTTCTGTGGCCCATTGTACCGGCCATCGCCCACTTCCACAAGATGGAGATTGTAACCAATTTGTCATTTTATGCGTTTTGCCGGTTTTGCGTCATTTTCTCTCTTCCCGGTTGCAAAAACGCCGAAATTTCTGGATTTTTCGCACCATTCTTCCCATTTTTACCCTCTGCCTCCCCGCTGCCAAAAGCTCCAGCAGTACCCAACTCAGCATAATTATTACATTTTGTAACCAACCGCAAAATTTGGGCGTTGGGCCGCAAACCTTCCGCTTGCCGCCCTCCGCCAGCTCCAGCAAGCCGCAGCATCGGGCGCAGCCCGTTCCGCCTTCGGCGGAACAAAGCAGGCTCCGCCTGCTTTCGGCGGCTTCGCCGCCGGGGCTGCGCCCGCCGCAAACCCTCTACCCTTTGCCCCCACCTTACATGTAGGCCGGGTCGGCCAGCACCAGCCGGGTCAGGCAGCCGCTCTCGGTGTAGATGATCTTCACTTGATAAGCTGCCATCAGCCGGTTGCCGCTTATTGTGGATTTCAGATAAATGGCCTGCCCGGGGGCGATGTTGTGCAGTCCCGGCACCGTTACCCTGGCGCTGTGCAGCCCCAGCTGGCCTTTCATCACCCGCCGGTAGGCGTCCAGCGCCGGGTTGCCGGTGTATTCCCCGGCCGGGATGATGTACCGGTTGCGCCGCACCTGCTGCTCGTTGCCAAAGGGATTGCTGTACAGCTGGGAATAGGCCCCGCCCGCATCCCGGTAAACAATGGTAGAAAGCGGGCTGCTCCGCCGGGTGATGTACTCCAGCGAGCAGTACCGCAGCACCCCGGTCTCGTTCACCGCGTTGCTGATAATAATGGGGTCATCGCCGGTCAGCGTCTTCACCACTATGGTGTTTGCGGCGGTGATGTGCGGCTCCCGGCCATACAGCCGGAAGCACAGGATACAGAAGGCCTCCCACACCGAATGCCCCTTCCCCAGCTGGAAGGTCGCCGCGCTGGCGGTGGTATTGGGCAGCGAAAGCCCGGTAAAACCCAGCGTTTTCAGCTCCGCGTTAAAGTATGCCTGCGCCGTCAGGTCGGTGTAGGTCTTGGGCAGCGCCTCATTATCGCACAGCAGCGCCCCCGGCGTCCGGGCACTGATGCTGACAAATGCCCCGTTCCCATCCACCGAGCGCACGATCTCATCGCACAGCCCGGCAAACAGCGCGTCGGTGCCGTGCTTCACCTGAATTTTCGTCAGGTCGTCCAGCGGCCCCTCATGCGGCAGGGTGATATCCAGCTGCCACGCCGGGGAATCCCACGCCCTGGTGATGACCATGGAGCTGGGCTCCTTCAGGGAGATGGTCTCATTCCCCAGCGTCAGTCCCAGCAGCTCAATCGACATGGTGTTCCTCCTTCCCGGCTGCGCCGCCGTCCGGAATACCGCCCGGTTTCAGCGCGTCCTGTCGGGCTGCTATCGGCCCCGGCAGTCCACTCGGCCCGATTTGCTTCTTCCGTTCAGTCCACATAGCGTGTTCCCTCCCGGTCGGTGGAAGCGATCAGCTCGGTGAACTCCGCGGTGTACCGCAGCACCGTGCCATCTCCCTCCCCGGTATAGCTCAAGGCAGTGGGGAAGGCCACCACCACCCCCATCCCGGGGATGCGCAGATTGCCGGCAGTGGCCTGCCACATTAGGGCCTCCAGGGCGGTGTATTGGGTTTTGGCGTTGGCCCCGTAAAATACTCCCTCCGCCTGGATGATCCGCCGGGCCAGCCCTAGGTTCTGGTGGATAGGCCCGTATTCCGGGCAGTGGGCGGTGGCTATGCGGGTCTCGGTGGTTACCGTTATCCTCTCCGGGTTGTGCGGAAAGGTGAAGGTCTTAAAGCTCATTGTCGTCATGGAAGGTTTCCTCCTCTCAGTACAGCGGCTCGCCGCAGCGGTCCATCTCCGGGGCCAGCCGCAGCTGGCGGCGCTGCAGGGCGCTCAACTCGGTTTCCAGCGTGGCGCTATCCTGCAGGGGGATCTCCCGGATGACGGCCTTTTCCTCCAGCCGGGTGTTTCCCTCCCGGCGCAGGCTGGCCGCTGCCTCCGGCTCCCGGATGGCTGCGGTCACGGGTTTTGCTTCCTGGGCTATCATGCCCCACCTCCTTCTCCTGCCCGTCCCATGCGCGCGGAGCCCGGCCCCCGGCGGCGCCGCGGCAGCCTCCGGCTGCCGCCGCCATACGGCGGTCGGGCGCTTTCAGCGCCCCGCGGCGCCGCCGGGCTTTTACTCAGCAGTCGCTTCATCCCCGGTCACCTCCGTTCGGGCCTTGGCCGCCAGCGTGGCCCGCAGCCAGATCAGCGGCCGGCGGGTTTCCTCCTCTATGGCGGTCCATTCGCAGCCGGTGTATTGCACCGTCTGCCCGTTTCTTGTAATTTTCACGGTAAAATTACTCATTGTATAAAAATTCGCGGGATTTTCCCATTTTACCTGCTCCAGCTGCAAAATATGCGTCACTGTGCCGGGCAGAAAGGTTAGCGGCTCGGTGCTGCCATAGGGCCGCACCGCCGTCACCGCCCGGCTGGATTTGACTGCATACCCGGCGGCGTGGGCCAGCACCGTGCCCCCCGCCTCAATGGTGATCCCCCCAAGGGAGTGGATAATTTGGTTCATGCCTCGTCCTCCTCTTCGGGGGCCTCGGCCAGCGCGCAGCAGACCTTCAAAAGCCCCCGGCGGGCAAAGGCCCCGCACCCCCGGTCAAAGCCGGTCTCGGCCCATTCCAGCCCGGTCACCCCGCAGGGGAAATCCCCCCGCAGCGTCAGTGCCGTGACGGCATCGGTCAGGGTCTCCACCGCTTCCATGCTGTCCCGGTGCAGGGCGGTCAGCCGCAGGCCCACCTCCAGCAGCAGGGGAGTGCTGCCGGGCAGGGTGTCCTCGCTGCGCTTCACACTGTGGTCGTTCAGCACCAGGGTGGTCACCCCGGCGGCCAGCGGCCTTCTCACCGTCGGCATACTGTATAGGATCTCACACTCGCCCAGCAGCGGCAAAAGGTACACCGCCAGCTGCTGCCGCAGATCAAAAAGACTGGTTACTTGCATGCTGTCACCTGCCCAAAGTAGAATTTTCCGCCGCCCAGCTCCCTGGCGGCCGCCGCCAGATATTCCTCACACAGCGCCTTGGCCGCCGCCAGCGTGTCCTTATTCACCAGAGCCGCCGCCCCTACATGGGGCAGGCTGCTTCCGCTCATCTGCGCCAGGCACCAGCGGTAGTAGGCCAGCGCTGCCGCGGCACTGCCCAGGGGCTCCGCCGCGGGGAGGGCCGACCGCCGTTTGGCGGTCAGCTGCTCCATGGCGTCCCGGCAGTAGGGCAGGCAGGCTTGCAGTTCTTCCCCGGTCAATCCGGAAAAAACCGCGAATTTTTGCAGGATCAGTTCGATATCCATGTTGCTGCCTCCTTCATTCTGTCGGTTTATCCGCGTTAGGCGGTCTTCAGGGTCATTACCTTCACCGCGTCAGGGAAGATCATCGAGAAGCCCGCGGTGGAGGAAACGGCGGCACGCTCCAGCTGGCAGTCGATCAGACGGTCGGCGTCCACTGTCACAGCGTCGCCCACCACCATCTCCAGGGCGTAGCGGCGGTCCAGCGCGATGATGGTCCCATCGGCCACCGCGTCGCAGAGGATCATCTCGGCGCCCAGCGGGGTGCCCAGCTTGCCGGTATTCTGGAAGTGCAGGCCGGTGGTGGGATCGCTGAAGGCGGAAAGCCCCAGGATGGCGGCGGCGGTCTTGGCGTTCACCAGCAGGGTGTTCATCTGGTAGGCGGTAAACTTGCTCCACAGGGTAAGCAGATCGCTGTAAGCCAGGGTAGTGGCCGCGGTGGTCAGCTTCTGGGGCGCGCTGCCGGTGGAGCCGTCGCCGTTCACCAGCACATCCACGGCGTCCTTCATCTGGTAGCGGGCGATCTCAGCGCCGATGCGGCGCAGCGCCAGGGTGAAAAGATCCAGCCGCTGGAACTTGATCGCTTCGTAGGAGGCACGCAGCATGCGGCCGCGCTTTTTCAGGGCGGTGGTCTTGTCCTTCAGGCTGATGGTGGTGGTGGAAAGGGCGGCGGCCTCATTGGTCACATCGGCCTCCAGGTCGTCGTTGGTGGTAAGACCCCGGTAATCGGTGGCGGAAATGAGGGTGCGGGCGGCCACGATGGAGGAAAGCGGATCATTTTCCTCCATGCCCTGGCGGATGGCTCTCATCAGGTATTCGGGGAACAGCACGGCGCTCTGTCCGTTCTGGAAGAACTTCTCCAGCGCGCTGGAGTGGCTGCCGCCCACCTGGATATCAAAGCGCTTGAGCTGGCGCTGGAAGGCATCCAGATGGCCCAGCTCGGTGCCGCGGTAATTCTCGGTGGGGTCCAGCTTCTCCAGCCGCTCGGCAAAGCTCTCGCCGCAGCCGCGGTACAGGGATTTCTGGATGTTCAGTTCTTTGTAGTTATTATTCATGTGTTTTCTCTCCTCTTTCTCATCAGATGCAAAATGCACGGTTATCGGTTTCGTTTTCGGGGGCCGGGGCGGTCTGCACCACCGGCGCAAAGCGCTTTTCGGCCTGCTGCTTCATCAGGGCGGCCAGCTCCTCCAGCTCGGTGACGGTCAGCGGGGCCATGCTCTTTTCCAGCAGGGCGGGGGGCATCTGCGGCTGGGCCAGCATGGTCCGCCTGCGGATGGTCTCACACAGGCTCTGCCGGTAGCGGCCGGCCTCCTCGCTCTTTTCCTCCAGCGCGGCGATGTGCTTTCTCAGCCCATAGGCCGCGGCGGCATCCAGGTGCAGCTCGCCCCGCTCCATTTCGGCTATGGCCCGCTCCGGGGTCAGATGCAGGGCTTTGCGGGCGGCGTGGCTTTTGGTCACCCCGGCGGCCGGTTGGGCCGGCACCGCCACAAAGCTCCATTCATAGGCGTCGGTGGGGTCCTCCAGCAGGGTGTAGCACAGTCGGCCGCCGTACTTTTTGCCGGGCTGGTGGCCGCAGGTCGCCTCCTGGCGGTCCGCCCCGCAGATGGAACAGACTTTTTTGCCGATGGAGCAGCCCACGCTCACCTCCTTCTTGATGCCGCCGTCGATCTCCAGAATGAGGTCGGCATTGGCGGCGGTGCGCACCATGTAGGCCCAGGCCCTCAGGGCCTTGTAGGGCTCGCCCCGGTGGTTCAGGCGGCCGGGTTCCTCCTCCACCGCGCAGCGGTAAATGCGGGCGGTCTGCTTTTCCCCACGGGGGTCGTGGTCAAAAATGCCGGTCTTTCCGCGGAACAGCACCGCCAGCTTTTCCAGCGCCGCGTCGGTAAAGCATTCGTGGTCTCGGTCCAGGTCGTTATCGCACAGCACCAACGGGAAGGTGTAGACCTCCTCGGCGGTCAGCCTGCGGCGGCTGTACCGGGCAATGGCCTCCAGCTCCGCTTCGGTTACAGGGCAGCCTTCGGCTGTGATATTGGCTTGGTTCATACTTTTCCCTCCTTACCGGCCCATGCGGCCGGCTTCTGTCTTGGTTCTTCGGCACCGCCCCGCAAACCAAAGGGCATTCCGGCCGCTTCGGTTTTGGTCACAGGGCAGCCCCCGGCCGGGATGTTGGTTTTACTCATACCGTTCCCTCCTGTTTGGCTTCACGGGCCAGCTTGCGTTCCAGTTCCTCGGCCTTGGCGCGGGTCAGGCGGGCGGTGGCCTCCTCGGTTTCATCCTGCAGGCTGATGGGCGCCCATTCTACCG